GAGTGGTTAGGATTGGAGAATGAAGGCTTAATGAGAAACTTTGGATTTGATGGTTCACATCAATATAGATATGCGAGGATATTTTAATGAGTTGGCAAACAGCAGTAGTAGGTGCAATAGGTGCAGCAACATATAAACAACAAGGTAAGATTGGAAAATTTAATGAAGCAGTAGGTAATCGTAATGCTGAAATTCTTGAACAAGAAGCAGAACAAATAGAAAAAAAAACAGAATTTGATATTGCTAGATTCAATGAGTCTTATCAAAAATTAGTAGGTCAAGCAGAAGTAGCTTTTGCTAAATCTGGTGTAGTTTCTGGAACAGGAACAGCATATAGAATAGCTGCAGCAAATGCTAGAGAGAAGGCTCTACAAGAAAATATTATTCAATACAATGCACAAGTAGCTAAATCTAAAAAACTTGAACAAGCAAACTTTGCAAGAATAAATGCTAGTATGGCTAGAGAGAGAGCTAAACTTGCTCAATATCAAACAGTAGCATCTTATGGAACAAGTTTACTTAACATGAGTAATTTTAGCGGTGGTGGATCACCACAATCTTCAACTTATACACAAGCAAATTATAGTTTTGCAGGGAGTAGATAATGCCAAAGATTCCTACATTTACAACTAAAGCAACAATAACAGAAGATGTTGGATCAGTTCAATCTAATATTCAAATGGATTTAAATCAAACTATTGGTGCTACTTTAGCACCTGTAACAAAACAAATTGTTGCTCATAAAGTTAAACAAAAAGATTTTGAAAACAAAACAGAAGCATTAAAATTAGAAAATGATTTTATTAGAGAGATGCAAGAAGTTTATACTGAAGCTGGTAATTTAGATAATGAAGAACAAGCGCAAAATATAGTTAAAAATAAATCAAATATGTTAATTAAAAAATACTCTGGTCTTGCAACAAACAAGGGAACTCAAGATTTATTTAATCAATATGCTTTGTCTGAAGTTCAAAAGGGAATTTTTAGAACAAGTACAGCAGTTCAAAGAAATACTTTAATTAGATTAGATACTTTAGTTAATGAAAAAAAATCAAGATTAATGATTACAGCTTTAGATATAAAAGATGGATTTGATTATCAAGTTTTAGAACAAGATTTAGAAAATTTATATACAACTCATTATAAAGGTAAAGTATCTGATGCAGTTTTAGGTAAATTAATTTCTGGAATACCAAATGAAATTAAAACATTAGAAGCAGATAAAATGATTTCTAGTAATCCTAGACAAGCATTATCTATGTTAATGAATGAAAAAGATTTTGTTGGATTAACATATGAGTCTAGAAAAACTTTAATAGATAAAGCTAAAGCAACTATCGCACCTATGATTAAACTTCAGTACGAGGATCATCTTGCTAAAATTGCTAAAGGTAAAGAAAGTTCTTTTGACATGAATACTGCTGCAATGGTTTTACCTACAAAAACAGTTAATGCAATGATTGCAGAAGAAACTTTAAATAAAGATCGTGCAGCAAACAATAATGTTCTTTTAAACACTCCTTTATCTATGACAGATGAAGTTGCAGAAGGTTTTATAAAAGAAGGTTATGAATTACATGGAGAAGTAAAAGGTCAAGCAAATGAACAGTACATTAAAGATTTAGTTCAAAATAAAAAGAAAGCACTTAACAGTGATCCTGTTGGTTTTATTAAAACATTTGATGAAGAAGTAGAATTTGCTTATCAAGAACTAGAAGCAGAAACAGATCCTAATCTTATTAAAAGTAAAAAAACTGCATTAATAGAAATGATAAAAGAAAAACAAAGAGCATTAGAAATACCAGAAAGTGCTATTAGAGTTGCAACCAATGAAGAAATAACAAAAATTAAAACAACACTTACAGATCCAGAAACATCTGCTGAAGATAAAATTAATTTTATGATGTTTACACAAGATATGTATGGTAGCGAAAATATGGGTAAAGTTTTAAATCAATTAACAGATGTAAAACTTCCAAATGATTACATAGTTGCATTTAGCACAAACAGTATGGAATTAAAACAAGATATTGTTTCTTCAAGTACACAAGATTTAGAGGCACTAGAAAAATTAGTAAAAGCAAGAATACCAGAGGGTGAAAAATTTAATTCTATAAAACAAAAAGTTGTAAAAGAAATGGAGGATTTTGAAAATGTTCTTGAAGTTCAAATAGAAGGATCAATAGATAAAACTGAACTTATTCAAAACATGGAAGATACTATTTACAAAGCAGCGTTATATAAAATTAAATTTAAACAAATGAGTATAGGTGATGCAGTTAAATCTGCTTCACAAGAATTTTTAAGAGACTACAGAATACCTGCTTCTCAAACCTATATGATACCAGTAGATGTTAATGGTAAAAGAACTAATTCAATTTTATTAGAACAAAAAGCAGAAGCTATTCTTTTAGATATAGAAACAGGAGGAAAATATTTAGATGAGTTTCATGGAGAAGATGGTTATATGCACTATGCAAAATTTGCAGGAGTAGAAAATTTAACTGAAGAACAAGTTAAAATTAGAATGAAAGCTAATATTAAAAATAATTCTAAATGGTTAATGAATGCAGATATGACAGGTGTTATTTTGTATTCAGATTATAATAATACAACAGCTCCAGTTGTTAATGCAAATGGTGATAAAATAGAATTTTTCTTTGTAGATACTGAAAACAATAAAGGTATTATGAGTACAGAATTAAAATATCCAGTAACAGGAACAGATATAACTCTAGTAGAAGAGAGTGATGGTTTAGATTATTTAAATTTAGATATTGTTACAGATGAAAATCAAAACATAGGTGGAGAAAGTATTACATCAGAAGGTGCTGTTGATGTTGTTGGAAGTTTAAAATAACATGATAAATTTTGGATTAGGTAGCTTTGAAACATCTGAACAAGAAATAGGTTCTTTATATAATCAAACTAAAGCTGGTTTTTGGGAAACTGCAGGTGCAACATTTATGAATGCCTGGAATTATAATCCAACATCCTCTGTATTTAGATCTATAGAACAAACTCAAGCATATCAATCAAGTAGTGAATATTTAGATAGAGATTTTTTAAATAAAGAATATGGAGATCTTGGTTTAGTTTTTGAAAAAGATACTAGAGCAGGTTTAGTTGACTACCTGGTAGAAAGAAAAAAATTAGAAAACGAAAGAGCAGAAGTTATCTCTAGAGGTCCAAAAAGTAAACTTGCTAAAAGTTTTTTCTTTTTAGAATCTTTAGGTACAAGTTTTTTAGATCCAATAAATGTTGCTGCATCTTTTGTTCCAATTGTTCGTGAAACAAGATTTGCAAACATGGTAGCAAGATCTGGTAAAAATATTGCTAGAATGAAAAAAGGTTTTGTTGAAGGTTTTGTTGGTAACACTGCAGTTGAACCTCTTGTTTATGGTGTAGCAAAATCAGAACAAGCTAATTATGATATATATGATTCTTTTGCAAACATAGCGGTAGGTGGTTTTATAGGTTCGGCAGCTCATGTTGGTTTTGGAAGAATAGGTGATTTTATTGCAGAAAAAAGAGGTAAACCAAATATTTATCAAAAACTTGCTGCGATCTCTCCAGAAAATCAACAAGCATTATTAAGATATTCTGTTGGTAAAGTTTTAAAAGGAGAAAAGGTAGATACTGGAACTCTTATAACAGAAAAAACTAGAATAGGCGATGAAAGATTAAATAAATTAGAAGAACAAATTGTAGAGTACAAAGGCTTATATAAAAAGTCTTTAGATAATAATGATAGAAAATCTGCAAAAGTTTACTTGCAAAACTTGAGAAATTTACAAAAAACAGAAAGAGATTTAATCGAAGCTAAAAGAAAAGCAAACGATGAAGCTAAACTAAAAGAACAAAAAGAAGGTGTTAATGCTAATAATAAAAAACCATTTACACCTGTAGAGGTAAGTAAAAAAGAAAAAGTAACTTCTGAGATAGAAGCAGAAGCAGAAAGTATTAATGCGTCAACTAAAGTTAGACAAAAACAATTAGATATTAAAGATGAAGATATTCCTCCAATATCTGAAAACAAAGCTGAAATAGAAAAAATAGATAACAATATAAAAAATAAAACTAAAATAAGAGAGGCTATAGAAGCAGGAACTTATTGTACTAAGAGGAACAGTTAATGGCAGATATAAAAAAAATATCTAAATGTTTTGAAGAAGTTAAGAGATTAACTGGTGATCTTATATCTGATGAACAAATTAATGAAATTTTAGATGAAGCTAAAATAAAAATTAATGAAAATAAATTTGAAGAAGCGCAAATTAAAACAGATGAAATTTTAGCAAAAGAAATTATAGATAAGTTTGAATACGATCAAGCGTTAAAAAAAAGAAACTTAGCCGACAACAATATGAAGGCTATAGATATTTATCAAAAAATAATAGATGCCGTAGATTTATCTGCTGCGTCTGGAGTCAAGTTTAGATTAACACCAGAAGAGGGTGTTTTATCAATATTAGTAGGTGGTCAAAAATTTTCTAAAATTGCTAGAGATTCTATTGGATCAAGACAAGTTGCTTCAGAAGAAATGTATATAACTAAATTTTTTAAATTAATAAATGATATATCACCTACTGCCTGGGATGCTTTTAGTTCTGGTAAAATGGATTTAGAAATCATGGATGAAATAAAAGGTTTAGTTTCTGGTAATGCAGAGGCTGCACAAATTGCTAAAGTTTTAGTAACAATACAATCAGACTTAAGAACTCAATTAAATGATTTAGGAGCAAATATAGGTGAAATAGATGATTGGATTACAAGAATGTCTCACGATACAGAAAAGATGGCTAGAGCTGCAAATGGTTCTAAATTAATTGGAGATCATAGAATTGCATGGAGAGAATATATAAAACCAAGATTAGATTTAAAAAGAACTTTTCCAAACATAAATAATACTAGAGAAATAGATAGAATATTAGATAATATTTTTGATAGCTTTATGTCTGGTGATCACACGAAACATGATGGTGCAGGAAGTGTTTTTGGAACAAAAAATGTAACAAACAGATTAAACGCAGCAAGAGTTTTGCATTTTAAAAATTCTGCTAGTAGACAAGAGTATAGTGTTAAGTTTGGACAACCTTCTTTAAAAGAAAATGTTTTAGGAGTTATAACTACTAGCACAAGAAACATTGCGTTAATGCAAACACTTGGAACTAATCCTAGAGATACTTTAGAAAAAGTTTTAACCTTGTTAAGAAAAAAATACAAAAATGAAGATCCTAAACAAGTTAATAAATTATATTTTAAAAATTTTGAAAATGAATTTAAAGAAATAGATGGAAGTATTAATGGTATTTCAAATGATGTTTTAGCAAAAGTAGGTATGGTTGTTAGATCAACAGGAGCAATGGCGAGATTAGGTATGACACCTATTACTTCTTTTGGAGACTTACCTCAATACATGGGTACTACAAACTTTCAAGGTAGAGGATTATTAAGTGGTTTGTTTGAAGCATTAACAGGATTATTTAATGCAAATGATAGAGCTGCAATGGAAGTATTACAAATAGTAAGTAACTCTTATTCTGCTACGGCTTATAGAGGAAACGTATATGCTGCAGGTAATGATAGTTGGGGTAAAATGGGTGAATTACAAAATACATTTTTTAAATGGAACTCATTAAATGGTTGGGTGTCAAGATTAAAAAGTTCAATGATATTAGGATTATCTAGACATTATGGAATGCAGACTAGCAGAAAGTTTGCAGATCTAGATTTGAGAGAAAGAAATTTTTTAACTTTATATGGTATTGATGAAGGTAAGTGGGATATGCTTCGTTCAATTGAAACTTTAGCAGTTGATAATAAAAGATATTTAACTGCAGAAGGTGTTAATGAAATAGCAGATGAAGTAATAATAAAATATGTTGGTAGAAAATTATCTCAAAGAGAAATAAGGAATTTTAAAAAAGATTTAGAATTAACCTGGAGAAATGTTTTAGTAGATCAAGGTATGCATGGATCTCCAGAGCCAGATGCTGCAACTAGAGCAATCATGAACCAGGGTCTAGAAAAAGGTACTCCAATGGGAGAAACTATTAGATTTGTTATGCAGTTTAAAGGGTTTCCTATTAGTATGTGGAAAAAAATTATTGGTAGAGAATTATATTCTTATGGAGCAGACGAAGGTAGTTTACCAATGCTTAAAGGTTTAACAAGTTTAGTAATTATGGGTACCATGTTTGGCTATATAGCAATGACTACTAAAGATATGCTTAGAGGTAGATCACCTAGAGATCCTAAGAAAAAAGGAGTTATACTACAATCGTTTGCTCAAGGTGGAGGTGGTGGTATTTATGGTGATTTCTTAATTAGTGAAATACAAAATGAATATGGAAATGGTATATTTGAAACTGCTCTTGGACCAACTGCATCAGATATAAAGAAATTTTTTGACATGGTTCAAGCTATGAATGAACCTAAAAAAGCAGGTAAAAAATTTTATGAATTAGTTGAAGGTCATACACCTTTTTTAAACTTGTATTACACTAAAGCAGCATATGATTATTTAATTGGCTATCAAATTAAAGAGTTTTTAGATCCTGGATATTGGGAGAGAATGAAAGCAAATCATAGTGAAAAAAGAGGTCAAACATATTACATGAAACCAGGTTCAGTAATTCCAGAATTTAATTAATAAAGAGTAGAAAAAATGATTAAAAAAGAATATAAACAAGAATATTTATTTACAAAACCATCAACATTGTTTAAAGGTTTGCTATGACAATATCATCGACTACAGTAAAAAATTCATATTCTGGTGATGGTTCTACTACCACCTTTAATTATACATTTAAGATTTTTGCGGACTCTGATTTACAGGTCATTATAAGATCATCAACAGCAACTGAAACTGTT